TCATTTCTTGCACAATACGAGAACTTTTATATAAATAAAAGATGGACGACGGATACAACTTTTTCAATATCAGTTGTCGAGAGATTTTCTCAATGTCGCGTATCTGAAGCAATTGTTTGCGAATAACGTCGATCAAATCATAATTCTCCGTCATCATGAGAGAGATCATCATGTATTCTTTGGTCAGCCAATCCGCGTCAAACGTGGGATTCAGTAGTTGATACTGAAACCGCCGTTTTCCCATAGGAGAACAGCATTTATTCAAAAAAGAGGACACGCACGACAGATGTCCGGACTGTTTCGACTCTGCAGTAGAATCCGATATAATGTTTAATTGGGAAAGCGTATGATTTGCTAATATCATGCGAGTAGACACGTTATTAAATTCCGGAATAGAAATCTTGCGGACCAAATCCGAGTCGTGTTCTTGGATAAAATTTAGTAAGTAGCAGAACGATTGCGACGCAATATTATATGTTTGAAATTCGCTGCATACATCAAACGTTTCCTCCCCAAAATAATTTGTCAGAATTTGTTTTAAATAACGCTGACTCGTGCATCGAGTGGCTTTTTCATTCGACATAGTCGAAACCATATGTAGAACTTTGGGTCGCAATCCGATCAGCTGGACAATCGAATTCATCTTGCCCTCTGTAAATGGCGATACAATCATTACCTCGCTCGGCGAATAAATTGACACATACCGTTCCAGTTCATCAAACGTTGTTGCATTCATAAAAAACGGTGTTTCGTGCTGAAATATAGACGTTTTGCCAGTAAAAATGTTGACGACAGAGCCGCCATATACGATTTGTTCTCGAGAATTGGGTCGACTGAACGTTTCCATCCAAATACACATGATGTGATTTGTAATTTGCGGAGAACTGTCCGTGTCACAGGTGATGTACGTTCCCGGCGAATAAACCCTATCCAATACCCTGGTTATTGTTTTGCCATTCTTTTCTTGGACAAATACGCATGCAGTGTAGCCAGATTCAGTGAGCTTTAACAAATATTTGTCCACCGTAAAATCGCGAAACCCCGCCATTACGATTTGGCCAGTATTATGCGTTATCTTTTTTTCTGAAATATTCAATTGACATATTTCAGCAAATTCGTCGATTTTACTTTCGATAATTTTTCCAGCGGAATCTTTCACCCCATACACTTCGAAAAACGCCCCCACCTGCATTAATACGATTGTATTTGCTCCGTATTCTAAAACATACTTGTTTGTATATTGAAAGTATTCCGAATATATGTTTGATTCAGGTTCTACAGTGCGTTTATTGGTGGTGGCGGTGGTCATGGATGGTAATAAATATAGGCATATTATTTCTATATTGATTCGAGACAATAAAAAAGGGTTAGTGGCGGAGGCAAAGCAGCAATTATTTATTTGGTGTTATCTTGGCGTGTGTAGAGGGATTTACTTGTTGTGGGTCAATATGATCTTGACCTTACGCTTTGGGGGAACGACGCAATCTCCGTAATCAAATTCGAGTAGTTCTTCGGGGGGCTTGTCCACATCGTAATAGTCGGATCGGTGCACGGCAATGGGTTGTTCGATCTCGTAGTCGGACTCGCGACTATGCTTGACTGCGGCTGGAGTTACCTCAACAGGAATGACTGCAACGTCTGAGTCATTCGCATAGTCGGACTCGCGACTATGATTGACTGCAGCAGGAGTGACCTCGACCGGGCGAGGTCGAGACTGGATCTGTACCCGGGTAACCGGTGCGGGACGGGGCAAATTCTGTGCCCTGGTAACTGATGCATGACCGTGGTGCATTCGCACGGACTCCATGTTGCGGGTCGGACGCTCGGATATTTTTTTATATTCGCTGACATTCCAGAAATTGTCACGATAGTAGTACATTTGAATCTTCCCGCCACGCAGAAACGTTTCACGCTCGTAGACGGTATCATTCAGGTACCAATAGTCGAACTTTACAACCGCGAAATCTGCAAACTTACCTGGCTTGATGACTACTTCACGCACGCGGCCAAGCCCCGCCGTGCTGAAAAAGTTGGCGACATCACTCAACTTTGTACTGGATTTGATTGGTGATACAAACAGATCTGGTTGGTAACGACCTACCTGGGGGATCTGCTTCTTCACCTCGAAATTGATTGCTTGCGACATTGTCGTGTTGGGTTGGATTGATGGTTATAATCAATTGTCGGAAAAGCTTTTCAATTTTTTAAGTTTGTTATCAAAAACGAGAACATTTTCACGTGGATTCATGCAAAATACATCCTCCTCTTTCTACTTGGCCCCCTAATTCTTCGGCATAATCACCTCCCGAATCCACGACCCAATCCCATCGAATACAAACGTGACGGTCAAGCATGTGATAAATATATACACGATTCGCAATGAATACATTTTGCTCGGTTCTTCGTCATCGACGATCGCCGCAGAATTGTCGCCCTTTATTTTTTTCGATATATTTGCAGAAGAATATTTTCCAATTTTGCGAGTGTGCTTCACACCCGAATTATACACATGTTCTTCTAAATCCACATCCAAGAAATACCCGTATTCATCGGAATCGTAAAATATTTCGTCGATCAACATGTTCCGATCTCTCGCATATAACATACCAATATTGTGTTCTTTGATATATGTCATTTATTACAAAACAATCTTATCAATTTTTTACATTTTACAAAATTACAGTTATAACTACAGTATTACTGTTCCGATTCCATGTCAGTTAGCATATATGCTCACAAATTATTTAGCATATATGATAATATATTATAATATATATCACAAAACCACATTATGAATATTATCTACTATTTATTGAAACAATTTTTTTACGAAGAAAAATGGTACACCATCACTATGGTAATAACCAGTTTCGTCATAAATATCATACAGACCAACGGCATCTCTTATATTACCGCAATCATTATCGATTCCTTGCAGAAAAATAAAAAAGACGTTGTTCTCGAATATTTCAAATACTTCATAATTGCGTCACTTCTCTTCATCTTTCTCTATAATTATTACAAGTTTTTCCAAAATAAATTATTAACAAACCTGCGACAGTGGATGCGACATCAGCTAATAAAAATGGTATTGGTCATAAATAACGAGAACCTGAGCGAAATCAACTTCACCAAATTGAATTCACCGATTAACAGGGTGTCTTCTGTCTGCTTCATGGTGTTCAATGACATTATTACGTATATATTACCAAACATCACATTTTTGTTCATCATCTCCCTCTACTTTTTATATAAAAACCGCATCTTCGGAACCGGATTCATCCTCGGTAACATAATCATTGTAATCTATTTAATCTGTAATTGGGAGAACATGCTGTCCCACAATAACGAATACGAGAAATACGTCAGCGAAACGGAATCCTATTTGCAAGAAATACTAAACAATATTGATAAAATTATTTATCGAGGACAAACCGAGAACGAAATTGACATTTTTTGGGGGAAAACGAGCCAAAGCATAGACCACGCACTGATATTTTATTCCACCACGAATTTCCACGGCACGATAATGAATTTTTTGGTATTCATTCTCATCTTTATATCCATCGGCTATCTCATTATTCTCTATTTCAACAAGTCCATCGACTTGACCATTTTTATTACATTCTTTACCATCATTCTACTATACCGCGATAAGATGGTCACCATCATTCAGCAGATTCCCGATTTCATAGAATTCCTGGGAAGATCCGACTCGGTATTGACCCATTTTAAACACATGGAACCGAACATTTACACATCACTCCACAAAAAATATACACAGATCGATCTCGGATTTAATACGATTCGGTTTAAAGACGTATCCTTCAAATACAGTTCGAATAACAAGAATCTGTTCAATAACTTAAACTTGACATTAGACGTAAACGACAAAATCATCGGGGTTACTGGGTTGTCGGGGAATGGCAAGTCCACCTTTGTCAAAATGATATTAAAATTGTACAAGCCCGACAGTGGGAAAATATTCATTGATGACATGGACATTGACACGATAGATGCCAACTATATTCGAAAAAACATGACCTACGTCAATCAAAACTCGAAACTGTTTGATAAAAAGATTGTGGACAACATGTTATATGGTTGTGAGAACATCAACGTATGCAACAAGAACTTGGATAAAGTGATGCAATATGACAAGATAAAAGAATTATACAAAAAAACAGATATATATACCAAACAATCAGGAGCTCTCGGGGAAAACTTGTCGGGTGGGCAACGCCAGGTAGTAAATATTATTGGCGGGCTCATCAACCCGTCGCCCATATTAATATTAGACGAGCCAACAAACGCACTTGACTACGAACTGAAAACCGAAGTATTAGATATAATACGCGAATTCCGGAAATACAAAAAATGCATTATTATTATTACGCATGACCGCGACGTGTATCCCCTGTTCGACGAGACGATTCATATATAAACACGCACACCGACGCATTACCCGCACACGTGATCGTGACAGTGGCCATCATCCACGTATATTTTATATACCACTTTTGCTGGAATCGGATATACTGGTACGAATGATTTGCCATTGTCCGCGATGAACGTTTTGAGAACCGTGCCGTCTCGCGGCAAAACGAGCTTTTCATTTACGCCTGCATATACATACAACTCGATCTGGGCAGAAGGGATCTCATGCAATACTGATCGATACAAGTCGTCCAGCGTAGAATTCTTATATACTGCAATAAAAAACCCATATCCACAACACTTGGTCACCTCTAAAATATATTGATTATTTGTGATACGATCAATATATTCACCCATTTTTACGGCATACATGTTTTCCATATATTATTCATATGTAGAAATATCTCTATACTGTTATGTCCAAGTATTTTTACAGATCAATGTGCGTCGCCGTCTCCATTCAAGAAATTATACAGTAAATTGTCGGGATTATGATTCTGGACCTCGCCGCAGATCATGGTCGCACTTTCATACATTTTTCTCAATACGTCGTTGGGTGCGGTAGATCCGATTTTGATAAACCCACGTTTTATCAGGTATTTTTTCACTTCGGGTATCGACGTCTGCTTTAATAGTTGCGTTTTGGTCGATATATTATTCCGTAAGGTTTTGTTTGAAACCAGCACGGATATACGCGGAAATACTTTGGATTTACCGATCTTGTAGGTTCGGCGAAGTGTCTTTTTCCGTTTTTTTTGCATCGGTCGGCTATTGCGTTTCATCTCATGTAATTTGGCGGCGGTCTGTTGAATATCGGTTGCCCGGTGTATGATTGCGGGCGGATTCGCCTGCCCCCCAGTTGCCATGACGAGAGTCGGTGGCAGGGGCATGACGGAATGTCCAGCGACTGGTGACTGTATTGGACCCCGAACCTGCACAGCCGGTTGAGGAAAGGGCACAGCAGAATGCCCGTAATTCTTTTGGGTGGCATTATTCATATAACTTCGATACGTGGGAAGTGACCCGCCCTTTAAACAACCATACTTGGGAAGAGCCAATTTAAGGGGGGGAGTTGAAAACGCAGGCGGGAGTTCTAAATTTATATTTTCAGAGATTTGGTCGATGGATATAGTGGGGGCCATCAACAATGAGACGGGCGTTTCCGCCGAATAATTCCGATTTTTCAACGTGTAATTTTGCATTGCCACTTGGTTTTTCGTTTTCTCGACAATGTTCTCCATAAATGCCTGGGCTTCTTGAAATTCTTTATTAAAACTATCGGATTCATCCGCGGTGGGCGGCGGTTTCCTCGCCGAATCATTTGAAAACAACGTTTTATACCGATCCTCCTGATGTTGCCGAATCATATTTAATATCGACTTTTTCTTCAACGAATCCTTCTTCTTATTCTGCTCCCGTCGCACTTTGATTTCGCCGGCCGGCTTATCCGTGCTCGGCGTTCGTTTTTTACGAGTCGTATTATTAGAATAGGAAAATGCCTTGGGGTCGATAATTAATGTTCTCTTTTCATCCATTTTTATTTATTTAATGTTATATTGAAACTATATTTTATATACCACGTTTACACCTAAACTTAGTATTATGCGGAACATGACATAGAATAGTATGCGACATTTACACATACATGTTGTGGAGAAAGGACGTGGTCGGCTTCAAATTCTTGTTTTTAATAAAAATATCATATCCATTTCCCATGTCCTCCAGCACAATCTGTTTGCGAAGTTCTCGCGGTTTCCCATAAATGCGTCGACCATGCGATATTTTAATAAATGTAAGGAGCAATTCCATATCTCGACCAAAGTGTTTAAAATTGTCCTTTCTCTCTTCGAACCATCGTTCCGACACGTCGGCATTGTTCTCGAACAACCACTCTTGTTCGGTCACTTTTTTCTTAAATATATGCATCAATTCATTTGCCGAATATGGCTCCATGGTGAATTTCCATATAAACCTCGACTTTAAACCACGATTCACTTGAAAAAACGTCTCGTCCAATTCCGTCTCGTATCCCGCAATAATCACCATGAGATCATTCTTATGATCGCTCAATGCCTCGCACAAAATATCTAAACATTCTTTCGAATAACTATCATGATTGTCTGCATTTGCTAAGGAATA